CATCAGCGACCAGTCGCCAGAATTGCCTGGCGCCGACGTCGTTTCCGTTCGGCAGTACCACGCCGAACCGCCTGCCGTGACTAAATCGCCCTGGTCGTAAGTTTTCCCGCGAACGAACACGCCGCAGTACCGCAGGCCTGGCGCGCCGTCTTTCCCGTCGATTCCAGGCGCGCCAGGCGGTCCGGGCGGTCCGGGCGGTCCGGGTATCGGTTCGCGCGTTTCGACGGCGTCCAGGCGCGCGCAGACGGCCGCTAGGGTGGATTCCAGGCCGCCGACGGACTTGGTTAGCGACGTCAGGTCGCCGTCGATCGCCATGACGCGATCCGATACAGGCGCGACCAGGCCGCGTATCGTCGTCGCCAGGTGTTCCGCTAGGACGTCAGGCCGCATACAGGTTCCCTAATGCCTTCGTTAAGGCGTCGGCGAATTGTTTTTCCTGGTCGGCTTCGTCGTCTGCAGGCGGTAACGCCGTCGGACCAGGCGTCGCAGGCGCCGCCTTCGTAAACGGTTTATCGGCGTCGCGTTCGGCTAACGCGGCTAGGCTGTAGTTTTGCTGCTGCATCATCGGCGAATCGCCGCCGACCGTCGGACCGACGCCAAAGTATTTCCGCCTGGCTTCGTTCGGCGATAGCGCGCCTGCGCCGATCGAATCGGCGGCGGCCTTCGTTTTCGTCGCCGTCACCATCCAGATCAGATCGTCTATGTCGAATTCCGTTCCGTATGGCGTCTTGAGTTCCAGGCCTTCGTCTAGCGACGTTTCGAAATTCGCCAATAGCGACTGGATACACTGGCTGTGGTATTTCTGCAGCAAGGCTTCCAAATCGGTGACGTTTGCGGCGTCGCCGCCTAAATCGAGTAATGCAGGCGGAACATGGAAACAGGCGCAGATCGTTTGCGCGGTGTATTTTAACTGGTCGATTAATTGCGCGTCGTTCGCGTTTACCGCCATCGGTTCGTATTTCAAACCGTCGCCAAGGATCGCGACGTTCCCAATTCCGTTTTGAGTCGGTCCAACGTTTCCTGGCGAATCGCGCCAGGCGCCGTTAATACGCCGCCTGGATTACTCCCGTTTCGGAAGAATAATTCGCTCGTCGCCTGCATCGTTAGGCCTGCCGTCGCCGCCAGGCCGCAGGCGTACAGCGGCGATACCCCAATCAACGGGTGAAATAGCGTCACCATCGGATCGTGAATCATTTCGCGCGCAGGAACGACGACCGATCCGTCGGAATCCGGATTAAACACGCCTGTTAGATCGTCGCGGTTCAGTCCGTAATAGACGGCGCCGTCTGGCGCGAGTAATGGCGTGACTCTGGCCGGATCTAGGACATACAGCGCCGATACGACGCCGCGATCGTCGCGCTGTTTCAGGACGTACGCGTTACCGGACTTTAATTTCGACGTAATCCATTGTTCGACGAATTTATGGATCGTCTGATACCGATTGGGTTTTCGCAGAACAGGCGAATACGCGGGGTTCGTCGTTTCCGTCCATACGCCTTCGCTGTCCTGCGCGACGAGTCGCAGGCGCAATTTACCAATGTCGGTCGCGATAAGAGTAACGCAGGCATACACAGCGAAATACGACAGCGCCGTCGGCGCCGTAATTTCCTGATTTTGCTGCCAGGCGCCGGTATAGGGTTCGCGAATAACTGGATGCCAGGTATCACGCGCGGTCGACGTCGGCGGTACCAGATTTACCGCCGACGTTTTCGCGCGCGAGATATCGAAACCGAAAATCCGCATAGTTAGCTAATCGGATAGACGGCGCCTGTTAGGTAATACACGGCGTTCGGCGTCGCGCGTTTCCAGTTAATAAACCGTTCCGCGCGCAGGGCTGTCAGGTTGTCCTGAAACATGGACGTCCATACGGTCGTCGCGGGATCGGCCGGATTGACTGGCGCGTCGTTCATTTGGAGTGTGGCTTCGCGCGATACGTCGATCGCGACGCCGCCATCGTCGGCATAGAGAATGTATTCGGGAACCAGGCCGATTACCTTATCGCCCACGGTGTTCGACGCGATGATATTGATTCCGTTCGCCGAACCGCCGTCGATACCGACGCCGTTAAAGAGCGACTGGCCCAACGGATTACGCGCCACACCCATCGCGTACGCGTTGGTCGACGACATAATGATCGTGATGCCTTTTAGTGGGACGTTCTGCGCGTTAAAGTACCCGACAATCAGGCCTAAATCCTTCGCCGGATCGTCCAGGGACGCCGCTGTACCTGCGCCATTAGTAATGGACGCAGGCGACGTCTGCGCGACTTCCGCGACGGCCGGATCGGTGAATTGCTGATCAAGGAATTGCGCGATCCCGGCGACCATATCGCGACGGACGATCGCTTCGGCCGACGGACTAGACGACTTAATCAATTCGTCGGTTAGGACGATGATTCCGGCCGCCTTCGCCATTCCTAGATTCGCCGTTCCAAATTGCAGTTTGCCGACCGGCTTACTTTTCGCCTGGCCGACCCATTTGTAGGTACCGCCTGCCGTCTGGATCGGTACCTGTGTATTGAACGGTACCTGCGTTAGCCCTGGTATGCGTCCCAGGATCGTCGCAGGTCGCAGTAATTCGATAAATTCGCCGGTATACCCGTTGATCTGTACTAACGCCTGCGCCCATGCGGGATCTAACGTCGTTCCAGGCGCCACAGCCGCCTTTACCATGAGTTCGACGTTCGGATCTTTATATTGCTTCGCGATTTCGAACGCGCGAAAGGAATCGCCCTTCGCTTCGACCAACGTTTTAACCATGCGAATAAACGTCTGGCCTTTTGGCGCGTTCGACGTAATCGAGACCGATCCGTACGGCCGCGCGGCGATCGCGTTCGGTTCGGTAATCGGTTTCGCGGCGTCGACGTTCAGTTTTTCCTGGCGACGCAGGCGCGTTAGATGGCCGTCCAAGTCTTTTACCTGAACGTCGAAATCGTCGTATTCGGTCTGTTGGTCGGCGTCGAGCGTAGTCCCTGCGTCGGCCGCCTTTGTCATCAGTCCGGACATAGACGCGACCAGGGCCGCGCGTTTATTTTCACAGGCGGTAATCTGTTCTGCCGTGGTTTGATTTGCCATTTTATCCACCCGAATGGGTGTCGCCTGACGCGGCGTTTTTTGGCCTGACGCGGCCAGGTGTGGCGCGTCGTACGACTTGATACTGTGTATCGTCGTCGCGACGTTCGCCGGAATGGTAACGAGCGATAATTCGCAGATTTCGGTTTTGAGTAAATGCAGGCCGCCTGATTTCAGGACTTTATAGCCGTCGGCCAACGGCCGGAATCCGATCGACACGCCAGTAATTAGGCCTGCCTTTATCGAATGCCAGGCGTCGTTGACGCGATCGCGTACGGCGCCTGCGTCCTTGACTTCCGGTAATGTCGCCGTAAAGAGAATCCCATCGGCCGACGCCGTTAATACCGCGCGGCCGACTGGCTGTCGGCTGTCATGGTGCAGTAATAGCGGTAATGGATTGGCGAAGGTGGCGCCTAGCGGTTCTAATACGTCGCCATGGCGATCGGGTGTCGGCGTCGACGCGATACCCGTTATCGTGCGCTGTTCGGCGTCAACGGACTTGATGTGTAATACCGCATACGCCCGATCTAGCACGTCGGCGACGATAGCGCCGCTATTACTCGCGCGTCTGCTTTAGATATCGTTTGTCGGTATCCTTCGCGATCGCGCGCCGGAATAATTCCGGTACCGACACGCGCGATCCCGTCGCCTGCTTATATAAGGCGTCGTATCGCTTTTGCGGAATCTTGACGCAGACGCCGACCGACGGATCGGACGCGTCTAAGGGTGGCCGACCGTTGCGCCGTTGATTACTCATGTAATGGCCCTGGTCCTGGTCCGGTTAAAATCACCATTTGATAATCAGGCGCCTTCGTTCCGGTATCGCGATACATGGCGTCCAATCCCATGATCAACGCGTACACGCCGTCGATCCGTTCCGTCGACTTCGCTTTACTCGGCTGTATATTCCCTGCGTTATCGATATCGACAGCGGCATTACTGACGTTCCAACGCAAAATCGGGTGGCCGTCATGCCGTAACGTCCGTTCTAATACCGCCTTTTCTAGTGACTTCGTCGGCGCCGATAGACTGGCCTTTCCCTGGCGAATCTTGACGCAGGTAAACCCGTCGACGTGTTCCAGGCGCGATACCAGGTCCGTCGCGTTCCAGGGATCGAAGGCCACAATCCGCAGATCGTAGGTTTCGCGCCAGTCCTGCAGGTGACTGCGGACGATTTCATAGTCGACGGTTGGTCCTGGCGTCGCGATTAGGTATCCGCGCCGTTCCCATTCGTCATACGGAACGCGATCGCGTAACGCGCGTATTTTGATTCGTTCCTTCGGCACGAAGAACGACGGCAGTACCGCGAATCCTGGTCCGTCGTCGTCAGGGAATACGGCGACGGCTGCGGTTAGGTCCGTCGTCGTCGACAGGTCCAGGCCGACGTAACACCGTCGACCGATTAGCGACGCGTGATACTCGGCGCGCGTCATGCGACGCCAACGCAGGCGTTACAGGCGTCCCAGGCGTCTAAGGCGATCCACCTGGACGCCTGTTCCGTCCATTGGTTCAGGTATAGCCGTCGGAAGGCGTTTTCCTGTGCGGGTATTTCCTGCGCGCGCGCGCAGGCCGCGCGCAATTCTTCCAACGATCGGAAATCACCTAATGCGGGATTGGCCGCGCGCCAGACCTTTTCGTCCGTCCAATCGGCGTCTATCGGCGCTTCCCAAATAATCGACAGGAACGACGGATCTAGCGTCGGCGTTTCTTTTACCTTTTTCGCGTGTTGATATAGCTCCCATAGGATCGAATGCCGATCGTATCCGGCCGTCGATATCGCGATTAGTAACGGCTGCAGGCGCGCGCCGGTACTGGATGCCAGGACGTCGTACAATTCGCGGCTGTTCGCGGCATGTAATTCGTCTATTAGAATGCGCGACGCGTTTAGACCATGTTTCGTGTAAGCCTCTGCGGAAATCGCGCGGTAGACACTGCCTGATTTTCGATGGACGATCCGTTTTTGGCTGTCGATAATTTCGCAGGCGTCGTATAACTCTGGATCGTTCCGTATCATCTGCGCGGCGACGTTAAAACATAACGCCGCCTGGTCCTTATCGTTCGCGGCCGAATAGACTTCGGCGCCGATTTCGTTATCGAATAACAAGCCGTCGATCGCCAGGGCCGCGCAGAGTTCCGTTTTGCCGTTTTTCCTAGGCATCATCAGCAAACACGTTCGGTACTGCCGCAGGCCGGTCGCCTTATTAATCGAGAATAACGGCCGGATAATTTGCTTTTCCTGCCAGGGACGTAACTTAAACGTCTGGCCTGCGAATGGGCCTTTCGTGTGCGTCAGTTGATTTATGAGCCGCACCTTTTGCGATGGTGCCGATTCCTTACGCGCCATAGGGCTAAACCAGGATCGTCGGTGGCGTCGGAATATCAACGCGTAACGGCCGCCATAGGTGTAATACGTTCGGATGGTTGTTCACGTAATCGCTGCGTCTAGGGTGAAATTGAATTACTAGATCTTCGTCGTCCCAACAAAGGGTTTTGATAAACGACATTTCGTCCCAGGTCGGCGTCCGCTTTTGTCGGCCGTCATAGCGTGACGCGTGTACGCTGACGTGTTCCCAACCACCTAACGCGCCTGGCTCGAGACCGTCGGAGCAAATTAGATGCAACGTCCAGCCTGGTAGGACGGAGTCAATATCAAAGGCGCCATTGTTTCCGGCTGTCGCGTCAGTACCAAATGTCGGATGCGTCGTATTACGGCCAGATGTTGGAACGTGAAACATAGGCGCCTTTCTACACGCGCGCGATTAATAGGGACAGCATCCAAAAGGCCAGGCCTGCGGCCGTCAGGTTAATACGCGGCGACGGTATTTCGATCGCCGCGAACACGAAACAGAAAAACGCGAGTAAATGCAGGATTGCGACGAAGGTAAGCATAGGCGCCGCCTTTCAATTCTGACGGGTTAACGCTTGCAATTCTAAAATCGTCGCGGTCGTAATCATTAGATCGGCGTCGTCGCCGCCGTTTTCCGCGCGGACGGCCGGATAACACTGCAGGCAAATTAGCGTCGACGGCGTCGGTATATGCGGACGGTGAATTACTTCGCAATGACAGCGAGAACAGATCGCGCGGACGTTATCGGTAAACGGCGACGGTACATCGGCGCGCAGGACTAAGACGTACATCACTTCGGCCGCGCGGCCTGGCCGTCGGTACCTTCGCGGCCTTCGCCCTGCCACTAGGCGTTAACCCCAATTCGTTCCACAGCCAATGGCAGTTAGATAAGGCGCGATCGGCGATCGCTACTTGCGGCGATAGGCGGTACTTCCCGTTCTTACCCTTGACTAATCGCGACTCGCGTAAGGCGTCCTGCGCGTTCAGGTATGCGGACCATTCCAGGCACAACGCGATTAGTGACGATTTTTCCGCCTGTGTCGCCAGGCCTGACGCGCGCAGTAATGGCGCGACGCGTATCCATTCGGCGCGCGCGCGATCGTTTCCGTCTAATTCGGGTGGCGGTATATCAAAGGTTTCGTCGACTGGCGCGATCGTCGGTTCGTCGCCTAGGCGCCGTTTCCCTGGATTCCCGCGCAGAATTTTTAGCGCCGTCGGCGTCCGTCGACGGCCGCTATTCCAGTTACCCA